CAATACCGACCACGGCAACTTTCACCGGATACATGCGCTCTGCTTTTGGCCGCAGATGATCCGGCAACGATGACGGGAAGCCGTTGCCGAGCAGCCAACTGTGCGAATAGAACCGCAGCTTTTGCGGCATGTTCGACAGTCTGGTCCGCGCGTAGTGCAGCATCATGGTGGCCTGATGAATGTTCTCAGGCTGCGGCGCGGCTGGCCTGTCTTCTCGCCAGATACGCATGGCGAGTGCTGCATCGATATCTCTGATGCAGCCCATCATCGCATCGCTGTAGGTGCCCATCAGTCGAGCGTGATCGTTGAAGTTGCCGTGAGTTGCGGCGTGACGCCGTTGCCGCAAGTGATGCTTGGCGACACCGCGCCCGACCACAGGATCGGCTGTGCGCCGGTCGGCGGGTTGGCGTTCGATTTCGAGGTGGCAAAAAATGCGGCTGTGAGATTCGCGCCACCGGCACCGCCAGCCGGGAAGCTGATCGTGGAGTTCGGGCTGCACGAGCCGGTACCGGTGGTCGGCCAATTCGTGCTGTCTCTCGTTTTATTGACGCGCGTGTAGTTGGTGTAGCCGACCTCCGTGGTCGAAGCATCACCGGTATCCGCCGTCAGCGGATCGGCTGTGTGCAGCGACAGTGCAATGTTGGTCTGCGGCGTGGTGGTGTGATTGATCGCGTAATCGGTCCACGCCACGGCCTGAAAGATCAGTTTCAGGATTGCATCCTCGGTCGTATTTGAAATGCCTGCCATTTACTTTCTCCATTTATAACCGCTGGTCATTTGCCGATGTTGCTTCCAGTTCGTCGCGCTGATGCAGCACACTGATACAATTCCAGCAGTTGGCGTAGTGCGCTTCCTCAGGATAAACCCATTTGTGTTCTGCATCCCAGCGCTCAGGCCGTTCTGGAGTAAAGCCGCAAGCCGGTTTGCCGTCGAGAACGATGTGGACGATCATTGCCGCCTCCTAAGATTTGCACTGAGCATTGCGAATTGCTCAGCCCAATCCCCCGGTTTCTTCTGCCGGTAGAACTGCAAGGTCGGATACCACGCCGATCCGCAGTGCCAGCGCCAGTCCGACAGGTACGGGATCAGCACATGCGCTGAAGGATGCCCCATTGCGCCCGCCAGATGCGCCACCGCCGTATCGACCGTTACGACATGATCCATCTGCGCGATCAGATGCGCGGTATCGAGGAAGTCCCCCGGTGGCAGCGGGCACACGGCTGATGACACGCGACCCGGCTGTAGGCTTTGCGGATGGAAGCCGCTGGTATCCAGCCGTGACAGAAATTCATCGAGAGTGAACCCCATCTGAGTTCGGCCAGACCATGCTAAGCCAAGCTTGCCGCCACCGGAGAACCCCCAATGCAGCGAGAAGTATTGCCTGCCCGGAATACTCCTCACCGACTGGGACAGTGCCGCCATTACGCCGAAGAGCGAACAGCGGAAATCGAACATGCTGGTGTCTTCAGGGACGGTCTCGATCACGTTGCAGCCAAGCCTTGCGGCCAGCCGCACCAGCGGCCTGACCATCAGTGCCGTGACCTGAGCGCCGAGATCGTGCAGCACCGGGACGTAGCGAAGCTGCTGGATGGCATCGCCAAATCCCATTTCGAAATAAAACAATAGATGCTTGCCATTCAGATCGTCGCCACGCCATTTTGGAATCTGTCTAACTCGATAAATATCTTCACCTAATAGACCGAAGCGCCAATCGTACATCTGCCAGCGCCATTCGAACTCCTTGAAGCCTTCGACGTAGTCGCCCAGCGACAGCAACGATGTAGCCTTGTTCCAGTGCGGCAGCGGATCGTCCGGCGTCAGCGCGATTGCTTCATCGAAATACCTGATCGCCCGCTCGAAGGCATTCTGCCGCATGGCCGCGACCCCAAGATTGATCGCGAGCGTGGACTTGAACGAATCAGTGAAAACGACCCGGCTATCTGCCACGTTCCGATTTCATGATCGAGGGTGGCTGATCGATGACGCTGGACATTGCCGCCACCCGGTAGCCAAACAGCGTGTTGGCTGCGGCGAGCAGCAGGGCAATCAGCACGATGGCACCGAGCACGTACTTGACCGGCGTTACCCATGGACCGCCGCCCATGTTCGACGCGACCCAGTCGAGCACCAGATTGACGATGTAGAGCACGACCACGGCCACGATCACCGCGACCGCAAACCAGACCACGCCCAGCGGCGACATGGTGACACCACCAGCCAGTCCAAACACCGCCGCGATAACCAGCACCAGCGCAATCAGCAGCAGCGCACCGATGGCGATCTTGGCGATCTTGGCGAAGAAAGCGTCAGGCGCGACCTTGTCGATGGCTATAAAGAAGATACCGCCTGCCGCCAGCAAGGCGATAATGTTAACAACGAATTGCACCAACCCTGAGCCAGACATTTCCATCCTCCATTGTTCATGTAGGATTACACAATGCTGCCGACAGTTTCCCAAAACGATTTTAACATCATCCGCCGCTTTCCGTCCCGGCAATACATGCACGACGGGGAACTGGACCTGATCGTCGCCATCCTCACCCAGTGCAGACCGAAGATCATGATCGAGTTCGGCGTCAACGTCGGCCTCACCGCGCAAGCCGTGCTGAAGAACGTCGCCTCAATCGAGCGCTACATCGGCATCGACGTGCTGCCGGGATACCAGTGCATCCTACGTGGACAGCAGGGTGAAGTCCCCATCAACCCCGGATTTCTGGTGCTGGAAGACGAACGCTTCAGCCTGCTGCTGCGCAAGCGCGGATCATTCGATCTAAGGCCGCATGATCTGCCGGAAGCCGACGCCATCTTCATCGACGGCGACCACAGCTATGACGCGGTGATGAACGATTCGGCTCTGGCGCAGCAGCGTATCAGGCCCGGAGGCGTCATTCTCTGGCACGATTACGGCAATCCCACCGTCGAGGTCACCGCAGCACTCGATGATGTCGCCATGCACGACGGGCGCACGATCCTCAATATCGAGGGGACGTGGCTGGCATTGGAAAAATTCTAGTCCTTCGGCTTCTCTTCATCGGCAGTTTCGATTTTTGCTTCCGGCTTTGCGACCATGTCAGCTTCCGAGATCGGCTGGAACGGCGGCGGTTGTTCCCGAAACACCGTCTCTACATCGCGCCGTATCGACGCCTTGGGATATTGCTGCCACGGCCAATAGCCGTATATCACCCGCATCCCGGCGACCGTGACGATGACGACCAAGACAGCCGTCGCGATATCTTCCAGCGCTGGCCACCACATTCAGAACTTCGTGAAGTAGAACACCCCGGTCAGCTTGCCAGCCCCCAAGGTCTGAACGCACAGCGAAGCGCCGGGTGGCCCTATTGGCTGACCCACCTCGATGCGGTTGGTCAACGCAAAATCATTCGGCAATTCAAGCTGCGGCGTGATCTGGATGGTGTTGACGCTGCAATTCGGGCCACTGCCGACAGTGACGATGAGATCGAGCGTGTTGCCCTTCTGCGTCACCATGAACCCGCAGAAGTAGATGCGCTTGCCCTCTTCGCCGGTCACCACCACGACCGGGCCGGTCGGGATTTCGTGCTTGAAGTACGTCGCCGCATCGCACGGGCGCGACACGGTCTGGGCCTGCGCACTTCCGCACAGGCCCAGCAGCAGCGCCAGCGTCACACCAAAGCGCATGATATTACTCCCCGTTCAGCTTGTCGATTGCGGCACACGCCATCACGAGCAGAACCGCGCCGAGCGCGATAATTCCCAACAGCAGCCACTCAAGATCACCAAAAATTATCCAATAAGGGCCTCGACATCGATTGCCGCAGCATCCAGCGGCGCGGTGCCCATCGCCATTGCCAGCGCCACCATGCCGTCGATGCGACCGGTGCTCTTGTCCTTCGACAGCTTGCGCGAGGAATCGTTTTTTCCTTCGACAACGGCACAGCCAGCGCACATTTTCAAAACCGGGTGACCGCCGTGCGCGATTGCCTTCTTCTTTATCGCCTCCTCCAACTCGCGCAAAGCCGGTGACATCGACTGCGTCCCCTGCCCAAACTCAACGAACCGCTCCGTGATCGTGTACTCATCGAACCCGGCATGCAGCAGCCACGGTTTCAGGTGTTTGAAATTCCAGCGGTCGAAGCCGATCTTCTTGATGTTAAATTCGGAGAACATGACGAACAGCAGCTTGGCGACGTACTCGTAGGAAACGGTGGTGCCCGGTGTCGTCTCCAGATATCCCTCGCGCCGCCACAGGTCGTAAGGCACCTTGTCCTTCTCGCCCTTCTCGCGCAGGCCGACTTCCGGCAACCAGAACGTCGGCTTCACGTTCCAGACATCATCGATCTTGCCCATCAGGACCAGCGCGGTTAAGTCCGCCACGCTCGACAGGTCCAGCCCGCCGTACAGCGGCACCCCATGCAAATCCGCAACCGGAGCGTTGCACTTGTCCCATTCGATCTCCGACACGAACGGGTTGGCGGTCTCCACGCGCCGGTTGAGGATCAGGTTTTCGTATTCAGCCTGCCGTGCTGGCATGCGCTTGGCGTCGTCCGCCATCGCCAGCACTTCCTTCTCGTTCATGAAAATATGCAGCGCCGGGTTGGCGGCTTCGATGGCCTCAAGCGAGAACGGATCGAGCGACTTGTCCGCCGTGTGCAGCCGTAGCACCGTCGCCGGATCGTGCTCTGCCTTGGCGTCGTCTATCAGCACCGAGAGCAGGTCGGCGTCGGTCGGGGCCTGCGTCGAGATGATGATGGTGAGCGGTTCTTCCTGCGCGGCGGTGGCGGTCTCCAGCGCTTCGTACAACGGCGAGCGCGGACCCCGCACCTGTCCAAGTTCATCATGCACGATCAGCGCAGGCGAAAGCCCGAAATTGGTGCCAGCGTCCGCCGACAGCGCCCGGTACACAGTGCCCAGACGCGGACAGGCGATCTGCTTGGCGGTTTCCCGCACCGTGCAGACAGCCAGCAGATCAGGATTCATCCTGATCATCTTGACCGCCTTGTCGAACACTAGCGCCGCTTGGTCACGCGAGAGAGCCGCTGAATATAGATAGCTGTTGACGCGATTACGCGCCTCAAGCCCGCACAGGTGGAGCAGGATGATGCAGGCTGCTTCCATGGTCTTTGCGTTTTTGCGTCCGCGACTAATGATTGCACGGCGCGTCGGTCCTGTTGGGTTTCCGTAGATCGCACGGAAGTCATCCTTCATGAACTCGGCCATCTTCAAAGGTTGGCCGACACCCTTGCCGTCAGGAATGCGCAGATAGCGCTCGCACCACTCGATGTTGTCCTGCGCCCGCGAGAAGACCGGCTCAGGCTTGCGCTTGCGTCTTGCCATGGCCATTGCCGTTGCTCTTGTCCCAAGGCGAAGCTTCGCCGCCATTCAGTTCGCTCTCTTCCTGCACCGCGATTGGCGACCAGCGCGACTGGTTGGTCAGCCGCAGCTTGTGCGCAATCTCCATGGCGAAGCGCGTCTCCAGTCGGCGCATCTTGGCCAGCCACTCGTAGTGCCGCTGGCCCTTGGGTTCTGATAAAAGTGCTACATCAAATTCATTGAGCAGCTTCGACATCTCATCACCAGTGGCCCGGTGCCTGCAAAAATCCTCCAGCAGAGAGCGGGAGGCAGCAGTACCAAACAGCGCAGCAGGCTCACCCCTGACAATGTCGCGCCAGATTTTTGCCTGCGCCTTCGACATCCCCTCAGGAGGCTCATGCTTTTCAAGGTTGTCGATCACCGCCCCAGACGCCCGCGCCGC